GGTAGGATGAAAACCATTTCTTGTTTTAGTTTAATATCAGGTAGGAATTTATTAGTTCCATATCACTTAGTATTAGATAGAGAATTACAAGTTATCGTGTACAAAGATAGAGAGAAAAATCATAGGATAATTGACCATTCACCAGTTAGAGTAATTTATAAGAATGTAGAGAATGATGTGGCAATAGTAGCTCTTAGTGACGGTTTTCCATCCCCTTTTCCCAAATTAGCTAGTTGTTTTTTACCATTTAATAGAGAGAGGCCCGTTGGGTTGACTTTTCCAAACAGGATAATTAAGATTGAGGGAATACAGACCAATTCTAGCGAGTATGGACCTATTGTTTATCCAGTAGGGAAAAAGATGAATACCATAGTAGATCCTTTGACTTATAAGGATTTACATTTCGCGGGAATGTGTGGTACAGTGGCCGTTACGAACCAAGGGCATATAATAGGCATGCATGTGGCCGGACATGATAGTATGAAAGTTGGAGTCACACTACAATGGACACAATCTTGTAGAGAAGATTTATTTAATATTTTATCATCTTTAGATAAAGGATTGAAGATAGAGAATATTATGAACGCCAAAACGGTTGATGATTGTAGTGGTTTCAAGATAGATACTGACTTGAAGAGTTTTGTACCCAAGAACTCTAATTTTGTAAAATCTCCTTTGTACGGCGTTTTTGACGTCAGTAGACAACCAGCCAATTTGAGTGTCTATGGTCCACACACAGTTAAAGACGTGTCTAAATCTAGCAGGATACCAATAGGTCCAGTAATTTTGGAAGAATTAAATTTTGCTGGCGATTTGTTGGATTTGTATTTTGAAGATTATGATGATTTGTCAGAGAAAGAAATAGTTAAAGGAGACGAAATGTTAGCACCTATAAATAAGAAATCTTCCAACGGAGTTTTTCCCATCAAAGAGAAAACGGACTGTTTTGATTTCCAGGAAGGATCATTTAAACCACACTTTCGAGAGTTATATAACATTTTTGAAGAGAAGATGACATCAGGAGATATTAAAGTCGAAGATATAGCTTGGACGGAAACATTAAAAGATGAGTTAAGGAATATAGAGAAAAAGGAACCTCGTAGTTTTAGAGTTAGTCCAGTAACGATGCAAGTATTAACTAAGAAATGTTTTGGTAAATTAGTTAAGAAAATTGTAAAAGAAAGATGGTTTAATGAGATTATGATAGGTATAAATCCATTTTCCGAATGGCCAGAATTATATCACCGTTTGCAAGGTGGTAGCTGTTGGGGAGGAGACATTGGTAAATACGATAAATGTATGCGAACTCAAGTTCAAATATTAGTAGCAGAAAAAATTTTAAAGTTTTATAAAGGATCCTTACCCCAAGCTGCTAGAAATTTATTATTGAATATTGCTTTTAACATAGTTGTTGTAAAC